CCGCCAAGGCCCGCAACTCCGGCAAGCTCATGTCTAAGGTGGTGATGACACCGGGCGGCCAGCGCGTGCGCGTATTTGTGCCATTCGACCCCGACGACATGGCGAACTACTACGCCTTCGCCCGCGAATACACGGCAGCCAAGGCCAGCGCCTTTGACAAGGTGTACGAATACTGGATCAACTGGCCCCTCCTCTCCGGCCCGCAGACCCAGATTGCCAACATCACCGGCAACGCCGCCCAGGTAGCTTGGCACTACACCGGCCAGCGCCTAGCCGAGGCCACGCTGAACCTTGCCTACCAAGACCCGAACGCGCCCCAGTTCCGCGAGTTCAAGCACATCCTGAAAGGCTTCTGGCAAGGCATCGGCCCAGCCTACGAGATGGCCCGCCAAACCTTCCTGACCGAAGGCGACACCATCCGCCACAAGTACCTTGGCGAGCCCATGCAAATCGACATGGTGGACGGCGACCTCGACAAGGTGGGCAACATCCGCGCCAGCGTGGGCGGGCAGGCAGGCCGAATCAGCCGCCTGCCGGGCCGTGTCCTGCGCTTCACAGACGCCTTCTTCAAAACCGCCATCATGTATGCCGAGGCATCCGCCGTGGCCTACCGCCGCGCCCATGTGGAGGCCAAGCGCCAAGGCCTGAAAGGGCAGGCTAGGGCCGACTTCATCGACACCGAGATTGCCAACACCATCAACGACACGTCCAGCGCCGTCTGGGGCGAGGTGATGAAGACCGCCGAGGAGTTGCTATTCCAAGACGAGAACATGGCGACCGAGATCGTGGACACTGCCCTTGGAGGCTACAAAGGCATCCGCGACTTGGAGAAGTTGCTAGCCGAGGCCGAGGCCAAGGGAGACTCCGAACTCGCCGCCAAGCTCCAAAAGCGCATCCGCTCACGTAAATTCGTGGGAAGCCTCATGCGGTGGATCTTCCCTTTCCAGCGCACCCCGACCAACATCGTCCGGGCAGGTATCAAGAAGGCTGGCGGCTCGGCTATCAGCCTGCTTTACGGCCTGACCATGGCAGGCTGGCGCAAGGCCAAGGACGGCACAGACTTTGTGAAGTCATACCCCAAGGCCATGCAGATTAAAGACGCCTCCGAAACGCTGCTGGCTGGCCTTGGCTGGCTGGCCTTGGCCTCAATGCTTGAGGGCGACGACAACGACGACGAAAAGCCCGTGCTGCTCGTCGGCACGCGCTCGCACTCACTGAAGGAGCGGGCCGCCACCGATCAGTTTTTGCGCAAATACGGCGGGGAGAACTCCATCGTTTGGCAGGACGGCAAGGGTAAAGTGCTTGGCAGCCTGCCCTTTGGCCGCTACGAGCCCGCCGCCACGTTGCTGACAACGTGGATTGACGCCTACCGCAACTATCAGGAGGTGAAACGCCTCAAGTCGCAGGGCGAAAACGCCAGCTACTCTACCTACATGCTTTCGAGCCTTGTCTCGTCCTTGGAGGATAAGTCATTCCTGCAAGGATTCGCAAACGCCATGCAGTTCATCCGCGACGTGGAAGAAAAGCGCGAGAATCCCGACGAAAACGCCGGGGTGAAGATGCTGATGAACAACGTCATTCCCAACCTCATCAAGCAGCCACTCCGCAACATGGACGACGTGCTACGCGAGCGCACGACGGCAGGCCCAGGCTATGCCGCCCTGCCTAACCCCACCGTGGCGCCCAAGCTGCCCGTCTTCGCCGCCCAGCCCAAAATCAGCACCACGGGCGAGCGTATGCCCAAAGCATTTACGCCACCCGTCCGCCTGCTATTCCAGGCCAACACCAAAGTCACTCCCCAGCCTGACGCCCTCCTCTACCGCGCCAATCAACTCAATCCCCGCAAACGCTGGAACCCGCAACCGCTCAACCGCGACGATTACACCGCCGACCCGCCCGGCAAGGCCAAGCCCGTGCCCATCACAGATCCGGCCAAACGCCGCCAATTCGCCGAGCTGGCAGGCCGCCTATACGCCACCAAGGCCGCCCAGGTGGCAGCCAGGGCCATGCCAAGCGAGAAGGCCCAGCCCGGCGAGAGCCTAATCAAGGCCTTCAAGAAGGCCCGCGAGGATGCCATGGCCGCCGCCAGGGCACAGGCCCACGCAATGGGCTTGCACAAAGCCACAGCCACGCCATAACTACACACAATATCGAATGCAGCGCCTCATCAACTCCCATCTTACCTTTGAAAGTGACGACGCCGAGAGCGCATTCGTTCAGTATGTCATCGCCGAAGTGGAGAACTGCCGCCAACTTATGGGCGTCCAGACCACCAGCCGAGATTATACCGTTGGCTCTCTCCTTTGGCGCTGGGACAATTACCAACTTGCCTACGAGCAGGACTTTGAGCACCGCAAGGCCAACTGCCTGCTTTTCCGCGAGACAAATCTTTCGCTGAATCTGCCCATGACGCCCGTGAACCAGCACGGCGACAAGATGGACAACGATTTACTTTCTACGCCCGCCTTTTTTGGCCCAAATGCCGAGGGGGCCGAGGACGAAAACCCGGCGATTGAGATCCTGATGCAGCGCCTCAAGCACCGCGCCAAGCTCACGAAACTGAACGAGGTAGGCAAGAAGGCCAAGCAAGGCAGCCTCATCCGAGGCCAGGAGATCACGCGGGCTGGGCTGAGCGAAGCCTATTACATGAAGCCCGTCGTTACTCAAACTGTGACGCTAGACGGCAAAGTGATCAAAGATAGCCAAGGCCAGCCAGTTCTATCAACTGATAAATGGATTGCCGACCCGGCTTATCCAGACCGTCAAGTATTGGAGCGTGATCCGGCTATTTTTGTGCCTGTAGGGGCGGCCCTGCAAATTTCCAAGCCCAAGGTTGTGATGCAGCGCACCAGTAAGGAGCCGGGCGCAGAAACTAAGGTCATCCACTACGGCGACTTTTTCTGTCACATCAACGCCGAAAACCTCGACGTTTCACCGCTAAAAGGCCATGTCTTCGCCGCTAATCCAGGCGACTTGCTCATTGGCTACGCGCCCGAGACACGCGAGAAAAAGGCGTTTGACGACTACAACGACAAGGCCAAGACCGGCAACCTGACCGGCGGGGCCGATAACAACACCTACACCGTCCGCGCCAACCTGAACCGAGTTCGTGACGGCGAGAACGAAGCCTCCATGCGCCCAGCTACGGAAGATCCAAAACGCTTCCGCACCCGCGTTTATGTAGAGACATGGATTCGCTACGATGCCGACGGCGACGGCTATGCAGAACCTATTTACGTCCTCATTGACTGGGATGCTAAAATCCCGATTCACTACGAATACGCCACGATCATCTTGCCATGGTCCGACAAGGAGGCACCCCACCCCTACACCGACCACCGCATCTGGCCGAAACTGCACCGCTGGACAGGCCGAGGCTACTACGAGCTTCTGGACACTTGGCATGAAGTCTCCGACAAGATGCTGAACCGCATCGAGTTTGACGCCAATACCTCCGGCAACGTGCTCTTTGAGAATCCCCTAGCCACACAGCAGGGCATCGACGGCGGCGGCATCCAGTTCCGCAACTCCGAAGGCTACCAACTCCGCGCAGGTTTCACCGCCGACGACGCCATGGCCGTCAAGACCGTAGAGCCAGCCAATGTGGGTATTTTCTCCGAACTCATGGACCGCTTCATTGGCCGGGCCGAGATCAACGCCGGGCTCACCAGCCCCGCCGACTCCACCGTGGCCGATGTGCCGGGCCAGGACACGCTAGGCGTTGCCAAGATCCTCGAAAACACCAGCAACCAAAGCCTGCGCGCCCGAGAAAACGAAGTCGTGGAAGGCCTGACAGCCATGCTCAACGACTTTATCGACATCGAGCTTTACACGATGACAAACACCGAGGCCGGGCTGGCGGCCCTCATCAAACAGGTGGGCGAAGAAAAGGCCATGGTTCTGATTCAGTGGGTAAAGAGTTTCCCTGAAGATGTGCGAAACGTCTTCGAGATCAGCCTCACCAAGTCCCACAGCTCGCAAATGGTGGAAGTCGGCCAAGCCATCATCAACGTGCTCAACCAGTTCGCCGCCATGGCCCCGCCCATGCAGCAAGCTATGATGCGCCAGTACACCGACATCCTGAAAGGCATCGGCGAGCCAAACCCAGAAACCACCCTGGCCGCCATCCAGCAGGCCACCGCCGTCATGGCCCAGGCCCAGGCCGAAGCCATGGCAGCCGAGGCCGAGGC